GAAGAGGTTACAAAAATTAGATTTAGAGAAACAAAAAAGAAGATTTATAAATTCCTTAATACAGGGGTCCTCAAAGAAAGCTCATTATATGTACCATTTAATTCGAGAAAAATTAGATGAAATTAACCCAGATTTAGTGGGGTTATACTCTATAGTAATGTCAGTTAATGATTTACTTTATTGGGTGATGCCGGATATGGAAGGCATGATTGGTGGTGGTGGAGCCGAACAAGCAATGGCTGGTAAAGAAGAACTAGATTTAAAAACAGACCCACCAACGATTAAAGCAAAAGGATTAATGTTTCCTATTTTAGTTCACGAATTATATAAAGGTGTTATGGAGTATGTTTCTGCTCACGGATTACCATCAGACCCAGATATGGCAGAAGAAGTTATTGGTATGGAGGACACCCTACCAGCAGAAGTGTGGGATTTAAGATTAGGGCCTATAATTTGGGAAAAGTTTCTCGAGGTATACCCAGATAATTTCTTTGATAGAGAAGAACAGAAAAGAATAAAGAATTATTTTTATTATAAATTCGTAAAATTAGAAGCGGAAGAATTCTTAACTTTAGCTAAAGAAATACTTTCCGGTACCCAAAAAGGTAAAGATACAGTAAAACAAATGATTGACGATATAGTCAAACAACTTAAAGATGAAGATTGGGAAGACGCTAGTGGTGAAACACAATCAGTACCAGATATACCAGGATTTGAGGGTACTATGGACACACTAGATGACGCTTTAAACATAAGACCAAAAGATGGACCAAAGGCAGTTGAACCAACAAATGAACCAACCCAAGATTTAGATATGGATACAATCCTAGACAAAATCAATAAGAGTGGTATGGGGTCTTTAACAAAAGCCGAAAAAGACTTTTTATATAACTTGTAAAAGGTTAGTAATTTTCCGATATTTATAGTATATGAATCAAGAAGAACTAATACAAGAGTATGCCCAGTGCCTCCAAGACACCAATTATGCTATAAGTACGTATTTAGAAACTTACGATAACACCCAATCTAAATACGTGCCATTTAATTTATTTCCTGAACAGAAAATGATGTTAAGTAATTTTGACGAATATAACGATAATATTACTAAGAAATATCGTCAGGCTGGTGTGTCAACAGCGACAGCAGCTTGGGTATCCAAAAAACTACAATTTGCTTCTAAATCTAGACCTGAAAAAATTCTTGTAATTGCTAACAAATTAGATACAGCTTCTGAATTTGCAAATAAAGTAAGAGGTTTTTTAAATCAATGGCCTACCTGGATTAATGTTGGGTTCTCCAAGGAGAAAGACTCACAAAAACATTTTAAGTTAAATAACGGTTGTGAAGTTAAAGCTGTTGCAACTTCTGTAGATGCTCTAAGGGGTTATACCCCCACCACTTTAATATTTGACGAAGCGGCTTACATTGAAGCTGGTAACGATTTTTGGGCCGCGTGTATGGCTTCACTTTCTACTGGTGGTAAAGTGATAGTAATTTCTACACCAAATGGGTATGACAAAATATATTATGAAATATATGAACAATCAATAAAGGGGTTAAACAGCTTTCACATATCCGAACTTCATTGGGAAAATGACCCTAGATTTACAAAAGATATTTATTGGGTTAAAACAAAGGATATTGTTCATTTTTTATTAAATAGAGAAGATTATGATGAGGATGAATTTATTCGTGAAAGTGATTTAAATAAATTTACGGATTTAAAACATAAAGGTTATAAACCATGTTCTAGTTGGTTTGAGGAGATGGTTAAGAAACTTAAATATGATAGAAGAAGGGTAGCACAGGAGTTGGAAAGTGCATTTTTAGGTTCTGGAGATAATGTAATATCGTCCGAAATGGTAGAAAAGATAAGGAATGAGGACATTAGAGACCCCGAAGAAATGTTTGTTGGGAATCAAATGTGGATATGGGAAAAACCAATAGAAGGCCATAGGTATATTTTAGGTTGTGATGTAAGTAGAGGAGACTCTGAGGACTTTACATCCATAGTTATAATAGATTTTGATGATAGGTGTCAAGTAGCAGAATACTTAGGTAAAATACCACCAGACTTAGCGGCTGATATTATATATAAGTGGGGTGGAATTTATAATGCTTATGTGGTTACTGACATTACTGGAGGGATGGGGGTAGCGACTTCTAGAAAGTTACAAGAATTAGGGTATAAAGATTTATATATAGAAGGGTTAAATACGGCAGATAAATGGAAGTACAACCCAAATGCCGCGAATAAGGTACCAGGATTAGCTTTTAATAATAAAAGAGTCCAAATAATATCAGCTTTTGAAGAAGCTTTAAGACATAAATTTGTAGTAAGGTCTAAAAGATTATTAAATGAAATGAGTACTTTTGTTTATATAAACGGAAGACCTGACCATATGAAAGGTAAACACGACGACCTTATAATGGCATTAGCAATGGCACTTTATGTAGGAGAAAACTCATTCTCCCAACTAAAAAAAGCGGACGACCTAACTAAAGCAATGATAGATAATTGGGTAACGAGTAGTAATAGTGATGAAAGTGAACCAAACAACAGGAGACCACAACAGAACAACCCTATTTTTGGACTACCAGGAAATGGTCAAACAGACACCAAACAGTTATATAAAGACAATGCTTGGCTATTTGGTAAAGTCCGATAATAAATGATTTACTATTTATAATATAATCAGTATTATTAAACAACATGGCAGAAAATCTAACAATATATCAAAGACTAGGAAAACTATTCGGTCCAGCTGGACCCACAACCCAAGAACCTACATATCAAAAATTTAAGCTAGGGTCTCAAGAAATTTTAAAAACAGACTCTAAAAAAGAATATGAGGAACAAAAGCTACAGCTTCAACAATCTATATACCTGTCCAATCAATGGCAGAAAATAGATAATGAATTATATACTAAATCTATTTATTATGAACCAACAAGGTTAGCTTCATACTACGACTATGAATCTATGGAGTTCACCCCTGAGATTTCTGCCGCTTTAGATATTTACGCTGAAGAATCAACTACACCATCAGAAAAGGGATACATACTGTCCATACAATCAGAATCAACTAGAATTAAATCTATTTTAGGTGACTTGTTTAATAATATATTAGACGTGGACACCAACCTAATCATGTGGATTCGTAACGCTTGTAAATACGGAGACAATTTTGTTTACCTAAAAATAGACCCGGAGAAAGGAATTATAGGGTGTAACCAGTTACCCAACATAGAAATGGAAAGAACTGAAGGGCACAGTTACCTAAACCAAATAAATAATGATGACGGAAAAGCACATCAAGTAGAGTTTAAATGGAGGGAAAAAGACTTAACATTTAATTCTTGGGAGATTGCCCACTTTAGATTATTGGGTGATGATAGACGATTACCATATGGTACTTCTATGTTGGAGAAATGTAGAAGGATTTGGAAACAATTACTTTTAGCCGAAGACGCGATGCTAGTTTATCGAACATCAAGAGCTCCTGAAAGAAGAGTCTTTAAGGTTTTTGTTGGTAATATGGATGATAAAGATGTTGAAGCTTATATTAATAGAGTAGCAAATAAATTTAAAAGAGACCCAGTAGTCGACCCACAAAATGGTAATGTCGATTTAAGGATGAACCAAATGGCTGTCGACCAAGATTATTTTATACCAGTTAGAGACCAGGCAGCTCCTAGTCCTATAGAAACACTACCTGGTGCTACTAACCTTAGTGAGATTGCTGATATAGAATATATACAAAAAAAATTATTAGCCGCATTAAGAATACCAAAAGCATTCCTAGGTTTCGAAGAAGTTGTGGGTGAAGGTAAAAATCTAGCATTATTAGATATTAGATTTGCAAGAACAATAAATAGAATTCAGAAAGCAATAATCCAAGAACTAAATAAAATAGCTATAATACATCTATATGTGCTAGGTTTTGAAGATGAACTAGAAAACTTTTCTTTAGGATTAACAAACCCGTCGACTCAAGCAGAATTATTGAAACTTGAACAATGGCAAACTAAAATCACACTTTATAAAGATGCTGTAGGTGACCCTGGAAGTGGTATTGCTCCGGTCTCAGCTACTTGGGCTAAGAAGTTTATATTAGGTATGAGTGATGAAGAGATTAAATTGGATTTACAACAACAAAGATTTGAAAAAGCTTTAGCTGGTGAGTTAGAAACTACCAAAGAAGTTATTAAGAAAACAGGACTATTCAATACAGTAGATAAATTATATGGTGAACCACCAGCAGCAGAAGGGGCTGATACAGACACGGAAGAACCTGGATTAGATATGGGAAGTGAAGAAGTAGATGATTTTGATATGGGTGGACCAGAAACAGAATCACCAGGAGCAGGTGAAGAAGTAACAGAACCAGTACCCGCCGCAGAATCATTTAACACAGAAAAAGGATTCCCGTTATTAATGGAACAAACTGGATTATCGTTAAATGGGTTAGAGGAGATAAGAAATAGAACTAATAGTAATATTGACAGTATTAGTGAAAATATAGAAGAGTTATTAGAGGATTAACTATATTTATTATAAAAGCAAATC